CTAAACCCCATCAAAGTTATTTAATCGTTGTTGCTGCCCCTCACTTAAGCTAAACGCAAACTCTTCATGCTCGCTCTGCCATGTGCCAAAACTCATCAGGAACGCAATAGCAGGGTCGATTTTATTCGCTGATTTTCTCTTGTTAGGTTTGATATTGGCGTTCGCATCGGTTTCCATCACCACATTGGACATCGCCCATGCGAGAACCGGATCGTCGTTGTGACGAATGACCTTGCGATTCACGAATACCTCAGCCGATTTAGCCACCGGACTAAAGCGCAGATAGGTTTGCGGGAATGGCTCAACATCCAGTCCGGCGCCCTGAAGTTGAGTTCTTAGGTGCGTGGCGTTCCATGTATCGAAACCGACCAGCTTGATATCAAACTGTTGGCTGTCCTTGAGAATGTCATCACGGATACGGTCATAATCAATGCAGTCGCCTGTTGTGGTGCGTATCCAGCCTGCTTGCACCCATTGGCGATAAATAGCCCGGTTCTTGTTGGCCGGGTTCTGTAACTGCGCTTCTGGTAAATAATGGCGGGTCAGGAGTAACAGTTCATTCTCCACGGGGAAGGTGTAGCAAACACTGGTGATATCCCCCGTTGAAGACAAATCCAGTCCGGCGTAGCACTCCAGCCCCTTGAGGTCGTTTTCATCATAATTAATTTGGCAGGCTTGCCAAGCCCCTTCGCCCATCCACGGCGTTTCACTCTGACACCAGATATTAAAGCGTTTGGTTAGCATTTCCGTCCATTGGGAAGGAATGCCTCGCGCTTTCTGGATGGTGTCATGCAGGGCGGCGCTATCCACTGAGATATTCAGATTGGGATTAGCCTTAATCCAAAGTGCCTTGTCATCAATCTCGTTTTCGTCGTCCAGCTCGTAGATCAGGGCAAACAGGGATTCATTTTGTTCTTCGCCGCCCAGTATCTGACAGCAATAATCATAGTGCTGCTTACAGGCCGAAATAACATTACTGCCCGCCGTAGTAATGGCAAACAGGAGTCCTTCGGGGCGTGCGCCCATCCCCAATTCAAGGGCAGAATACACGGCGTTATCGGGGTGCAAGTGGTATTCATCAACAATAGCGAGGCTGGGATTGGTGCCCTCAATGGTCGAGGCTTTGGCGGCCAGTGGCTTTAACAGGCTGTTGCTCTTCGTGTAAGTCACTTTATGTTGCTGGATGGCTACCCGCTTTTTCAGGGGCTTAGATAACAGGCTCATCTGGCGGGCATCATCAAACACAATACGCGCCTGATCCCGGCTGACAGCGGCGGTGTAAATATCCTGCTGTCCCGGTTCCATCACCAGAAACCAGTTCGCCAGTATTGCGGCCACGGTGGACTTCGCATTTTTGCGCGGCACCTGAATATAAGCACTGCGGTATTTTCTACGCCCCGTCGCTTTTACTTTGAAGCCGAACAGGTTAGCAAAGGCGAATTGTTGCCACGGTTCAAGCACAATGGGCTGACCGCGCAAGTGGCCTTTGACGTGGGGACAGAGGCGGGAGAACGCAATAAAACGCTCTACCACCTCAGTATCAAACGTGTAAATCGGGTTGTTCAGGTCGTTATAGTAGCGTTTCACGGCCTGTTTCAGGCGCTTACAGGCCGGAATTGTGCCATTTTCGACATCAAGAGCGTACTGATCCCATGCGTTCACTGTGACCTCACTCAGGCAATCAGCACATCTAGATCATCAGGTTCATCGCTTTCTATCGGATTTCGGCGGCGGGATACGGGATCAAAGCCCAATAAGGACGACATTTTTATCATGATTTTTTCCGCGTCCGCCTTGGCTTTCAGTGACGGGTTACTGGTCGCCGCGCCGCGTGAACCTTCCACCGCGAACCCGCGTAATTCAATGTCGGCCACGGCTTTACGGTAGATCGCATAGTTAACGCAATACAGTTCTAAATTGTTCCAGTCTGCCGGGCTGAGGTCGTCACGCTCATTTAACAGTTTCGCTTTCGATTTCCATTGCTCGGCGGCGATGTCGTTTAAGTAAACCGGGGGTTTGGGTGCCCTTGCCATAATAGTTTGATTCCTATGAAGTTACTGCTATTGAAAAAAGTGCCGTGCGTAAAAATTTGAGGGGGCGGCGGTGCCATGAGGCAGGGCATTTGTCATGTTTGACTCCCCTACCCCCTCTGAGTGCTTCTCTAACGATTTCGAAAGCATTCCCTTAGCTCCTATCACGCTGTATTGTACGCTTCACTGTGGGCTTCTCAGGCGCAATCTGCTTCTCTGGTCGATAGGGTTCACTGTGCTTCAATAGCTCTTTAACGAGTTGTTCGGTCTCTGTTTTATTCATGCTGGTACATCCAGTCATTGCGCCTTGTTGCTTCTGCTTCCTGCTCACGATAAGCACCATGCTTGCGCTTCTGCTTGGTTATCGGGTCTTGGGTAAACGTCTTGCTGTTATGGCAACGATGACATACTGATTGATGATTGAAGTCAGGCCAGAACAGTACATCACTGTCACCGTCTATCGGGATAATGTGGTCAACAATGGTTGCCGGGGTGTAGGTGTTGGCTTTCAGGCAAATCACACATAAGGGATTAGCCTTAAGGTACATCAAGCGATATTTACCCCATTGATTGCTATAACCGCGTTGGGTTCGGGTGCCTCGCTGCTTATCCTGTACACGCCGGGCTTCCCGTTTGTGTTCATCGCAACGACCCGATTTTACCCGTTGTTTGCAGCCGGGATAAGTACAGCGTTTCAAAGGTTGCCAAGGCATTAGTAGACTCCGATATCACGATAGACAGACCACAGGGACTTGATGGTAAACGGCACTTCTTTAAGCTCAAGATCGGTTGCCATCTCCCGGTTTTCATACAACAAGCCAATATAAAGCAGGCAGCCCACCTTGATGGCAGGCGTGAAAGTCAAGCCATTATCAAAGCGCTTGCCGATATGTTGCTGGCACACTTCCAGTGCGGCATTGGCATAGCCCACCAATAACGCATCGTCGCGGGTGTCGCTTTCATCCACCCGGCAATGTTGCTTGATTTCACTTAAGGGGATATCGATTTTATCCATTGCGCACGCCTCCTTTGCAAAGCAGTTCTAGGCGGGTGTGTTTGGTATCGGGGATAACGACGGCAATCACAAGGGGTTTGCCTTGATAAACAATGCGATGGCCTGTGGTGATATCCGCACGGTAGCGCAACCAGATACGAATAGTCACTTCTGAAAATACCGCGCTCGATGCGACGAGTTCCCGCCCGCTGATCGTTCTCACCTCCGCCCAAACTTCGGCAACATCCACCCATTTGTTAATCACCGACCCCATAGGCGAACGGCTTGATTCGTTTTTCTGTATCGTTACCCGATGCTGCAATCTGCCTGCCCTCATGCCTTGTCCTCCGGTGGTTGCTTGATTTCGACGGTTTGCTTCCATGCCTGGCTAAATTCATCCCCCCCTTCACGCGGCGATAAGCCTTCACGTTCACGGGCTTCATTCGGTGACATCACCCCCGACTTAATCGCCGTCTCATAACTCTGGAAGCGTTCCCGTGGGTTAGCACGCAGTAAGTCGGCCGTATCAAACTCGACTTGGTAACGTATCCCCCGTTTCGGTGAGGCCATCAGTAAGGCCGATTTGATTTGTTGCTCAAAGTTGGCGAGCCACGGGCGCATAGTGATAGTCAGAAAGGCGCGTGAGGCTTCGCTAAAGTTGCTGTAGGTGCTGTTCGAGTACTCTTGCAGAAAGATCGGGCTGACGTTGAACATCCGGGCGATATCGTCAATGGTGAAGCGGCGGGAGGCCAGCCACTCCGCGTCTTGGTTACTCATCCCCAATTGCTGGTACTCCATCCCGCCCTCAAGAATAGGCGTTTTCCCTGCATTACGGGCACCCTTGTAACGTTTGAGGGCTTCCAGTGCCTTAGCGCCTTTCGTCCCATCCAGCCAGTCGGCGGATTTAATTACCCCCGCCGCCATCATACCTTCTTTCATAATGCTGGTTCCGTGGCGTTGTTGTGCCAGCCCCAAACCCAAGGTTTCGCGGCAGACAGTGACGGGTGAGCGGCCAAGAAAGCCGTCTTCAGTGGCATAGCGCAGGTGCAGGACTTCCTCCTGTAAATAGGTTTTTACCTTGCCGCTATAAGGTTCGGTGATGGTATAGGCGAACCGGTGATCGGATAATCGTTGTGGTACAACCGCTGACGGGGGGTAAGGGTGCAATGATTGTGGCTGACCATCCCGCCCCCAGATTATCACCGCATACGCATTACCATTTAACAGGCAATGACGCATCAGGGTTCGCTTGAACTGGTACGGGGTCTGGCAGTCATTCGGGTACTCATTAAGCAAGTAATCCACCGGGTGATCGCTCAACCATTCGCGGGACTCTTTACTGTTCTGGTGCGCAACCCGATAGAGGTAACAGGGCATGGAGGCAACGGCTTCACCAATGACCGTGACGGCATTCATCACGGCGGGTAAGCCCTCTGCCGTGGAGGGTGAAACATGCTCCCCCGATTTAGTGTTAGATACGCCCGCCAGAGAAAGAAACTCCTCCATCGTCATACTGCGGGTTTCAGGCGCTTTTCGCTTAAACGGCCACATGGTTACACCTCAGACAGTTGCAGCCAGTAATGACGCAAGTCAGTATCGCTGGTTTTAATAGTATTCAGCGAGCGCTTGGCAATCTCTACGCCACTCTCAGGGTAGGCGGGCAGGCTGGTGATAGTGATTTCCCGTAATTCAGCCTCCAAGACGGTTCTGACATACGGTTCCTGACCAATATCCCATTGATCCTTCAATGCCCTGAATCCAAAGGACATGCCTAAAATATCACCACGTTCGACCAGCGTTAGTACATCGCGGCCTAATTGGGTATCAGGCGGGGTTAACTCGAAGCGTAACCCGGTAGCATCTTCACTAAGCTGTAAGGTGCCGGACGCGGTGCGGCCTAACAGGTTCATGTGATCATGTTCATAAAGTGCCCTGACATCTGCGCCAGAAGTTAAGCTGGCACTAAACGCATTCGGGGCAAACTGTTCCACAAACTCATCCCACAAGAGATGTGAGCGGCTGTTCCACCGGATCGCGTAGCCGACCAGCTTTTTATCTGCCGCTGACAAGGAGGCGGTGCGGATTTCAAAATCGTTATTCATCTATGGACTCCAGGACTGAAAAGGGGCGCTGTGCCCCTCTCGCTTATTTACCGGCTTTCAGTTCCAGCACCTTGATTGCGTTGGAGTCCACTAAGCCCCCGCCCAGATACTTATCAGTGTGTACCTTATAAAATCCCGGCTCGGTGATATTGTCGGGACGGGTGCGGGTGCCTGTTTCGTGGTCAACGATGAAGTAACCGCGCTTGAAGTCACCCAGACCGATAACGTTATCCGGCATAAATTCGAGATAGTGAACAGGCAAGCCCAGCAGCATATCGGGATCACCGGCTTGCAAACGTTCCCGCCAGATATAATCCCCGTTGCCGTTTTTCAGTTTCTGTACTTTAGCGGCAGTGTTGGAGTTCATCACCCAGACGGCATTCTTGCGGTATTTGTTCCTGAGCAAAAACTTAAGGTCAATCAGGCTGTCAGCTTCAAGGGTGGCGACCTCCAGCTTTTGCAGGGTGCCGAAAACGCGCGTTTTGTCGGCTTGGGTATCACGGGGATAAGACAGGAAGCCTTTCGCCTTTTTGCTGCCGTCACCGCTGACAAGATCCGTTTCTTCGGTATCAACGAAGGTGTCGGCAATTTCTGAGGTCAGCCAGCCCAAGATATCGACGTCGCTAAAATCGATAATTTCTTGTGTTGTCTTGGGGTAAGCGTAAATCGGGAACAGCTTAATGCTGACTTCTTCCATCTTCGGCGTGGACGTTTCACCGCGTGCCTTGCCCTCTTCCCCGTGGGCTACCGCTGCGCCACCGACAGAAACCAACTGTTTGTATTCGTTGCTGCGTATGGTCTTGAGGGTACAGATCCGGCGCATGACCGATTCATCCGCCAGTTGCTGCATGATTTGTTTGTTTAGCTCAGGAATAACGGTATAGCCACCCTCGGACGGCACGCCCGTAGACAAGGTGCGGGTTTCTCCGGTCACAATATAGTGGCGCAGTTCGTCGTTGCTGAGTTTTTCACTGGTCGGCTGAGTCTTCGCCTGATGGCGTTCTTCATCTGACAAGGCTTCGTAGCGGGCGATTTCTGTATTCAGTGCGTCGGACTGGCTGCGCAGTTCGTCAAACTGTTTGGCTTCCTCTTCGGTCAATGAGCGTTTTTCAGTTTCGGCCTTGGTGAGCAGGGTGCGCATTTGTTCGGTGAGGGTTGCCTTTTGCTGGCGTAATTCAAGGAGTTTTTTCATGGTGTTTTGTGGTTGGTTATTCTGCTTAAGACACTATTTAACATCATGAAAAATGATAAAAAAGCCCCTGACATTCAGAGGATAAACTTGCGAAAACATGAGGACGGAATATTTACAAAAGTTTTCACTATAATTTATTTATATAGATGACTTCATATCCATCATTTGTTGGATATATAAAAGAATCGTCATCAGAGGATGGAAAGCCAAATGAAGCAGAAAATGCTCCATATGATATTGATGTAAAAGGAGAACTCTTCCAGATACGTCTATTTTTATTATCATATAAAACAATAAAATAGTCATCATCCATAATAAAGTATTTAAACATCGCGTATGGCGATATGGGTAATTTTTTATATACCATTGCGGTATATTGACCATGTTTATCCTTTACTTCAAACTCCTTATTCCAATTACCGAAAAATAAAGTTGATGGAAATAGCATCCATACTATAAAAATAGTAATGAACAATAAAACCAATAATGGTTTTTTAAAAAAATATTCACATTTTGTTTTCATAGGTAAATAATTCTATGTTGTGGTAATGGCTCCATCCATAAAATATCAGAGAAAACCATAAAATCACCACCTTCATTATGCTTTTTTTGCCATTGTCTAAAACTATCATTAACTACAGGAACATATCCATTGTATTTAATCCATAAGGCCATCCAGCTTCCAGTAGCATAAAGAGCGGCATAATCAACAGAGCTAATTTTGTCTAATATACCTTTTTTACTCCAAATCCCTAAAGGTTCTGTTGCACCAACAAAATCATAGGTATCTTTTAAATACATTCCAATCTGTTCGGTGACAAAAACATCTTTGTTGTTTGATTTATCCACATAACCCTTAACAGCCACCTTCATATTAGAATTACCCATAGCACCATACCAATCGTCAATCGTATCAAGTTTAGAACCAAATTGCCTAACGTTGACTGCTGAAAATGTGTCTATTTCTCGTATATCTTTTTCATATCCTAATACTTTCTTTTCACTTTTCTTTAATTGTTTTTTTAATTGGGTAATGCCTGCATTACTTGCCCAACCATTAATGAGTACAGACATAATCTCTTTAGGTTGTTTATATTTAATCGCCCATTCCATTTTTATAATGGAATCATTAAATCTTTCATCCGGTATATCTATTGCATCATCTGTAACATACTTGCTTTTTATTTCCTTAGTAAAGGCATAAGCAGGTTTAGTATTAAACCAATGACGCATTAATTTTGGTGCCATTTCCCATCCCATTTTTTCCATTGCATCCGGGATTTGGTTTAAATAAAAAATATCCATTTCAATTTCTGTATTTTTGCCGCCTTTAACGGTTTTAGTTTTAAAAATCGACATAATTAAATCCCTATTTTTGTTTGAAATAAATATTTAACTTCAAGGTTTTCTTCTTTTTTGGCATCAAACTGTTTTGTTATTCCAGATGTTTGACATATTCCCTCAATCAGTCCCTTGTCCGTTTCCACTCCATATGCGATATCTTGGCAAACATTTCCTTGATGTTTCAGTGTGAACTTATGGCTGAACAAAGCCTCTATTGTCGTTTCAAGTGGCTTAATTAATGACGAAAATCCAGACAAAAGCGGCCTTTCTTCTTCACGCCCCTGCAACTGCGATATCGCATAGCCTGTTGTCCCTGCCGCGCGATGCGTGAATGATATCGACTTATAATCAAGCTGTACCGTTTCATACGGGATCTGGTCATTGTCATCTATCGAATGCGGATAGTGACAGGAAAAATCAACAATGGTTGCGCCTGTCAGTTTGATCTCATAAAAAAATTCCAACTGTCCGGCAAGGTTTACGCGGTAACACTTAAAAAGGGCATCCAGCAGCTCGTTCTTGTCTATTGCTAACCCCAACAACGGGGAAGATTTATCAATGGGTTTGATAAAGCTGACCGGGAGATGATTGACGTTCTGATCGCGTGTCATCATATGGCTGAGGTGCAATACCTGTATTTCATCTTCCCGCCCGGCCTGATAGCGGTTACCGATAGATTTGGGGGTTGAACAGCCCGCCGAGATTAAGCCTTGTTTCTTGCCCTTTAACGACAAGTAAATGAGATATGACATTCCTGTCTCCTGTCATCTGATTTTCAATGGATGCTCATTACAGCATCAATTAAACAGGATATAACAGCAATACTTATCTATTCCAGCATGAATAAAAGATCACCAGCAAAATTGTGATTAATCTCTCTGCTTAAATAAAATCAGATAATTACCTAATTTAAATTTCAGATAGTACCCTAATAAAAAAACAAATTGATGCACTAAATTTATCTTCTTAGATTCATCCGGCTTTTATTTTCCTGCCAGAATATACCCCCCTGAAAATCTTTTTCACCCTCTCAGTTATGCACCCTCTGCACAATCCCCTGAAAGCCTTGCTACATCTGGGTTTGATGCAATTAATATGATATTCACTGACTGTATCATCTGTTCACCCATTTTCTAGATTAATGAAGAGAATGTAGAGTTGATGTATAGCTAAAAATAACTATACATCTATTATTTTCTTTTAAATACAACTAGATATTTGAAGTGGTGTATAGAATGCAGACCTAAAGCCAAAAGTTTTATACAGGTGATTTAAAATCTCGACACTCAGGCACAGAAGGTAGCCATTCTTCAGCCTCTTCCGATAATTCAACGTTATAAGAGTAACCTTTCTTGGTTCGCACTTTCCGATACTCTTTCCGGTATTCCAGCATAATCTTGGGGATGGATTCACCAAACTTAGTCAGTGTTAGCGGACGTTCAAAACCGTGCGCCTCCATAAAAGAAAGATAAGCATGATATAAATACAGTCTCGGTGCGCGTGGGCTGATATTCTTATTACCCATCTTCATTCCAGTTGTATCATTGACAGACACCAGATAACCGCAAAAGCGATACAACGGATCAGAATTGCTTTTCACTGTTAACGCTTCGTTCGAGTCGCGTTGCGCCTGTAGCAGTTTTTTAGCCTTATTCTGGTCGGCAAATTCGTTTAATAAATGACGAATAATCACCGGCAGTTCCCGACTGATTTTCTCCGGCAATTGTGGATCTTTCTCGGATTCTTTGACCGGAATATTAAACGGGAATATTACTCGTCTTCTGGCAATGCCGCCATTGCGCTCTGTAAAGCTCATGGGTTCGTTATTGGTGGCTAATACCACGGCTTTAATAACCGTTGAAAATTGCTTCTCGTATTTTCCGTCAATTTCAATCAGGTCGCCGCCGGTAATGGCCTTAATGCCTGCCCCTTCACCGACATATTTAACCTGATCGGGCAGCGTAATCAGACTTTTCCCGACAAACTGATAGCGTCCTCTTGCTTCATCCAGCGCTCTCATATTGCCACTGGCCGTATTGTGTTCTCCCGCTAATAAGGTCGCAATATACGTAAAGATGCTTTTACCGCTGCCGCCTTCGCCTGTCACTTCAATAAAGAGCTGCCAGTCATAACGGTTTGCCAGAATCATAAACAAGGCTGCTTTGATGCGATTCATCTTGTTTTCATTCTGACCTGCTGCATGGGATAACCAACGGTAAAAGTCAGGGGCATGATCCGGCAGGTTTTCACCAATAGCGGGCTGGGTAAACTTAATGCCATTATGGTTCATGAGCCAATGTTCAGGCTGATGGGGAATAAATTTCTGTGTCGATAGCTCATACACACCATTACTGAACCCAATTAAATCCTGCCGTTGTTCGCCGATGATTGGTACTTGTAATTTCATGGCATAAATAGCGTTATTGATCCCGTTTGGACTGTACGGGGTGTCGTGCTGGTCAAAGATTGCCACCATTGCGCGACGCAGCTCGTTATCCGATACGGTTTCCCATGTTGTGCCGTTATAGTGATAAACCATTTCGCTATCAGGATTAACAACTACTTTGCCGTAACTTTCAACCAATAATGCCCCGCGTTGACTGGCGGCCATTTGTGCCAGATTGTTATTGGCCTTTTTGGGCTTTGCTTCGTGGATCTGCGCTGCTTCTGCGTTCACTGCCTTTTTCTCCCCCACCTGATATAGCCCGTGACTGAATGCCTGCTTTGCTGCCTCAATGCCGTGACGCTGGCGATAGTCGTCCCAATCGGCCTTATACTCTGTCGGCGGTAGCGTTACCCAACCATTAATCGCTTTGGCGGTCTTCTCTGCCGCTATCTTGCCGACGTTCTTCTTGGGTTTGCCGTTTTTGTCCAGCTCTCCCGGTTCGTGCCAATCGTTATCGGCGGCAAGAATGATCTTCGCGTCTGGCCACAGTTCCCTAACCTGTTCGGCCACGTTAGGGAAGTTACCTTCATCCAGTGCCGCCAGTACCACACCCTCATGCAATTGACTGACCGTTAAAGCCGTTGCGTAACCCTCGGTAATGATGAACGTGTCCGGTGTGCCGGTTATCTCAGACACGGGGATAAAACTGCCCTTTTTCTGAGTGCCTGCAACAAGGCGTTTTTCACCGTTCGGCTTAATGGTTTGCGCACCGGTGATAGTGCCGTTCAGTGTCTGGGTGATCAGCAATAAAATCCCCTCTTTCAATAACCGTTGTTTGGGGCATTGCAGCCCCTTTTTCTCCAGATAGCCGGATTGCCCAAGCGTGGCTTGAGCCAAGAGCCTGTTCACTTTCTCGATTATTGAGGGAGTCTCTGATTTGGGAGCCTCTTTTCTGGCAGGCTTGGATTCCGGTAAGGGCAGAGCCAGTGCTCCCGAAACTAACTTAGCGGCTGCAAAGACTGTGATCCCTTTAACCCTTGCCACCAAATCCAGCCCGTCACCGTGATTGGGCTGGTCACACTGGCGACAATGCCAGTCGCCATTACCGTGATCGTCGATGAAGTGAAAGCGGTCAGTTCCCCCGCATATCGGACAAGCGCCATGCTTCCCCTTTGCCGGAACCTCAACACCACAGGCTGGCAACAGACTTTGCCAATGATTCATGGCGGATTTTTTCACGGTACGGATAACGTCTATTGGGCGGATTTCTTCATTGTTTTTACGGCTGTTATATCCATATGCAGATGATTGACTCATGGCTTATTCCTCATAAACAGCCGCTTGAAGCGCATGATAGACTTCCTGATTGATATCACAGGCCAACGCAATCAGGTTATTTAAATCGATGGAACATTCAGACTTGGCTTTTTCAAGAATGACGTAAAATAAGGAGGTCGCCAACCTTGTATTGTGCATGGCCTGATCCAGTGATATCGGCGCTCTGCACTCGTACACGCTGACGATTTCAGTATCAACGGTTTCATTATCTGGCATACAAGCACTGCGAATATTTTTGGCGGCTTTCTCCGCACCACGCAAGGTCTTGTATTTGTAGCGGACAGTTTCTTTTTTTATCTCGCCTGTATGGTGATTTGTCATGGTGACAATGATCTTAAACATGTCTTACCTCCTGAACGGAGATAAGGTGCACCGGGTGAATATCTACCAGCCGTTGATTGCTTGATGCTATTAGGCATATAAATTTAAGGCGAGTTTGGGTATGCTGTTGTACAGCCATAATCGTTACCTCAACTAACGGTTTGGTTAGATGCCTCGATAGTGTTCCACCACTACGGGGCATTGCTTTTTTATGGTGCTCATCTTTATAATGGTTCGCACCACTGTTTAATAAACTATCATAACGGTTCGAACCAATGCAAGATGAAAAAAGCAAAAAACCATATGAGCGAAATAACAGCACACGCCGGACAATTCGCTTTGAAGATGATCTGCTTGAGCAAATTGAAGGGGTAGCTGATAAAGGTAATTTCAGTTCATGGGTTAAAGATGCCTGCCGTGAAAAACTCCTGACTTTAGGAATAAAGCCTAAAATCTGAATCAACCAGTAATAGCTTCGGTTGTTAACTAACCCTCTTAAAGAGGGTTGTCTCTCAAATTGATGGCTAATTAACCTCAAATAATTTCTATAGCTAATATCTACCATCACATCCCTTTATGCCAAAAATCAGGCTATTTTTAGAGTGAGTTTGATCACTGCCAATTAAGGCAGTTAATTTTTCATGACGTTATTTTTTTAATTGGTAGGTTTGCGGCTATACGGATTATTTATATTTTCTACGATTGGCGGATTATGTACCCAGTGCAACAAATCACTGAGCAACCAAGCACAAGAATTGCGGCCTAATGGCTTACGGGCAGGGAAACGCCCTTCATTTTCCAGTTTCCATGCTGACGTTCTGGAAATAGAGGTAATGTGATGGCGTTCCTTTTCGCGGACAAGGCGCTCATAAGGTTCGCCATATTCGGAAAGGATAGAGCGGCGTTCTTCTGGTGTAGGAGAATTATACTGAATGGTCATGTTACCCTCACTGTTTAATTGTTTTTGTGAGGGTATTTTACTTAATGGAAATTATTACGAAAGTAAGCCACATTTGTTACGTTTATATCACAATGAACATGCTCACTATCAAACGCATTCATTCTCATTATTGAGCGGCTTTTAATATGACCACATTTTCATAATTACCCGCCAAAACATCCAGCCGCTCACACCACTTGTTTAAAGCGTCCAGCTTCTCTGGTAGGTATTGGCTCTTGTTATATATTGCCATGACGCCCGGTAAGATATGGCCTAAAAGCTGATCAACAATATGTGGAGCTACCTTCATATCATTTAATTTTGTGGAAAAAGTTCGTCTTAAATCATGCAGAGACCATTTGTCCAAATGACCTAATTTTTTCCATACCTTCGTTCCATACTCTGAGACTGTTTCAGTGCTCTTAAATTCTCCTAATAGGTAATCACTTTTATGATTTTGACAAACAAGATTCTCTAAGAACGGTTTCATACATTCAGGTATAGGTCGAATAATTCTTTCACCTGTCTTGCTGTTTTCTTTTGGGACAGTCCATAACATGGAATTAAAGTTCCATTCTGAATATTTCGACAATCTGATCTCTCGTGTCCGACAACCAAATACAACCAATATTTTCAATAAATTATTGTAATAAGGTAGGTAACTACCTGTATTTATGGATTCCCATAATTGACCAAGTTCATTATCTTCTAAATACCGCTGACCTTTATTCTGTTTTTTCCCAACATCCTGAATAGTTAAATCATCCAATACATGGCTAACTGCATACCTTCTTACCCGGCAAAATTTCAGAGCTTGTTTGCACAATTGAAGTATGCCACCAGAAGCCACCGGAGCGTCCTTTTTCATTCTATCAAAGCATTGCAGCCAATATATTATGTCACAGTCAGACAATGCCATTTCCCCAATATAGGGGTAAATATGTTTTTCTAATTGAAGAATGAGGGTGTCAATATTGACTCGGTTTTCTCTACCATAGTGCTCTATCCAATATTCGATAGCATCTTTTACTGTGACTGGTTTTAATGATTCTTGCATCGTTAAATTAAATTGGAGCTTTGGATCTTTACCGGACGCCAACCAGTTACGGCATTTGTCCCGTGTTTCACGAGCTTGTTTGAGGGGCATATCAGGATAGCGCCCAATGGTAAGACGGTTTAACTTTTTACCATCAAGTCGATAGGTAAAAACCCAGCTAATACCTCCTGCTTTAGATGCTTTGGCACTCAACCCAGCACCATCAGCAAAAAACTCAATATTATTCCTTTCTTTTCCATGCAAATTTTTAAGTTTTTTGTCACTGAGCTTGTTTAGTTCGGCAGCCAT